CCAGGCAGAATAGCATCCATATGCCAACCACGCCGACTAGGACGAGCAAATGTGAAGTCGTTTTTGATAGTGCTTTGAACCTGTTGCTCCAGTAATTCCTTCCAGCCAATCATAGGCTGAGTGAGGTCCTTGATAAGACGCTTGACCCCACTCGGCACATTGCCAGCACCAGAAGCTTGTGCTGCATTAATAATGGCTTCTTTAATTTCATCCCGAATCTGGCGACGGTCTTCCGCAGTCAGTTTAACAGGTCCTTTGCCGTTTACAGGGTTGTTGCTATCATTGCCTTCACCACTGCCCTCGTCATCTTCACTGTCCATGTGCTCATCCAAAAGCATCTTGGTAAGCTGATCAATATTGATCCTGTCAGCATTTTTATAGAGGTCATCATAGACCTCTTCACCACTCCAACCCTTGTACTTGGGATCATACAGCATGCCCACCACAGTGATTTTTTCACCGACCCCAGATTCGATGAGGTCAGCGTTCACACAATAGTCATCAGCAATGTTCCACAGTTTTGGATCACGAGAGCCACGACGACCCATGTGATCGTATACAACATGCAGCACTTCATGACCACATAAAAATTCACACTGTTTCAGTGGCATCTTATTAATGAATTCGCTGTTGTAATAGAAGTGACGACCATCAGTGGCTGCAGTCTGACACCAATCATCAGCATTGACCAGCTGAAGGCGAGTAACAAGATTGCCATAAAAAGGTTGACGTAGCAATAGACCAATACGAGCTGTAATCAGCTTTTCACGAGCAGCAGCATCGACCTTCGGATTAGTTTTTGTGTTCTCAGCGATTGCGTCCATAGTATACTCCTTACATTATTTACAGACATTATACTCCCCAGAGGGGCAACCTGTCAACCGTTTGAACCAATAAAAAATAGAAAAAAATCAATAACTTACAAAGAGGACTTACGGATTTCGCCTGCCTCTTGTCCGTGACTAAGGGACTCTGTTACTTGCCGCTTGCAGCAATAATGTATTTTCCAAAGCGCTGGTGGAACTCGTTAAAGTTCGACATTTTACCCGGCACCATCGGCAGATTATAGGTAGTCAGCGCCACTCGCGCACCCATCACCACCAACTCAGTGGTAAAGTTATCCATCGTAAACTTCAGAAAGTTGTCAGCCATGGCGTGCCAATCAGCAATCTTGTCCTTGCCCAGCTTCTTATGCTGTTCCTGAAGCTCATAGCACATGGAAATCGTCAGCGAATACATAGCCGAGATATCCTTGGTTTTGAGTTCCTTGACCTTTCCCGAGAGAACATCTTCGGGGTTAGGCATTTGACCTGACACCTTGCGGTGAGCCATGAACTTCACCGCCAAACCTTCACCCACAGTGCCTGAAATCAAGTCGGTGAGTTCCGAGTCAGTGGCATCCGCATCCTCAAGAAACTGTGACACAAAGGTCCAGCTACGAGGAGTAGCAAAGCTACGCGAGGCGCTCTTGGCATCAAATTCCATGAGGTCCTGTTTGGCAAAGCTGAGGTAACCTACAACGTCCTTGTGAATGTTTTTGCCCACCGCCCACTGAAACCAGCTGTCGAAGTCAGCGCGGACCTCAAGGTGAACAAAGCGATTCGCCAGCGGACTCGGCATGCGATAGGTCACACCCTTGTCAGATTCGCGATTGCCAGCAGCCACGATAACCACGTTATCAGGCAGCTTGTACTTGCCGCTGCGACGATTCAGAATCAGCTGGTAACCAGCAGCTTGCACGGCGGGTGCAGCCGAATTCATCTCGTCCAAGAACAGCACCACAATCGGGTACTGACTGGCAAGTTCCTCGTCGGGCAGGTCAATCGGCGGAGCCCAGTCCATGACTTCCTTGTTCTTATTGAAGAACGGAATGCCACGAATATCAGTAGGTTCCATCTGACCCATACGCAGGTCAATCATATAACCACCAAGGTCTTCAGTGAGGCCAGCCACCAATTCAGACTTGCCGATACCCGGAGGACCCCACAAGAACACAGGACGCTTAGCCTTGAACGCCCGAAGAACACGCGAGCGAGCTTCAGACGGCGTAATAGTACGATTTTCAGTCACGGACATAAATTACTCCTTAGTCACAATTTGTGCAAGTATTATAGCTTGCGTGCGGTAGCTTGTCAACCGTTAAACGCAGCCAAACTCCGAAAAATTCACAACGGCCAGCGCCGCCAGCGAACGGCTGCTGCCTACGCAAAGCTTGTTGCCGACCACATCGGAGCTGTACCATTCACCTTTGTAATAGTGAACGCTGCCCTGAGTTTTGAGTTCCAAGTCCAACACCGAAAACGCAGTGTCGGTGATCGGCCACAGCCAGCAAGCCTGCTCAGCCTCATCCTCATACTCGCATTCCCACGCAATGGCAATCAGGTCACTCATGCTAGATGCTCCGTTTCGTTCAATATGTGCGTATTCTATATAGCCAAACCAGTGTTGTCAACCGTTTGGCAAAAATAATTTTAGGCGCATGGCAGCATCAATGTACTGATCAGACAAGTTTCTTTCAAGCAATTTTAACTAAGTGATTGATTTTGTTAGATTTTTGCTCAGGACTGAGCAGTGGCACAGCTTATCTAAGTGATTGATTTTATTGACTTTCTAGATTGTCTAGATAGCAAGCCAAGTCGCCGGCATGGAGATTCAGCATTATAGCGTCCTTTTCGCTGAGTACATAAATATAGCAAAACTTAAGGTAATAAGGTTCATCGAACAGGCGTTCTAACTGAAGCATTATTTTTGGAGTGACAGTCTGGTTGGTAGGCAATGGAATTTCATGGAAATGTAATTTTGCCTTGCTGAAAAATTTAAATCCTGCACTAGTCAGACGGAGACTAACAGGATTGATGGGGTTCTGCCACCAAGCAGCGCGAACATTATCGATAACTGAGAAGTCTATGCCTATCTCAGTTAGAACTAGCTCTTCATAGTGTCGTTTTTTATCAGGGAAATATTTGTTCGCCTGCACGTAAAAGAACCACGCTGAATTTGTCAGTCTTGTAAAGACTATTCAGCTTTTTAGCCAGATTGATAGCATGACCTTTGTTACTGAAACTAACTTTTTTGTATTTTGGCCCTGGGTAGCCTACTAGGATATTGTGAGTCTTTAGATTTATGGGCAATTGGTCATAGAATACAGCCCATATACCCTCACTAGCCAAGACCTGATCACTTTTATAATTGCTTTTGTTTACATGTTCTAACAGAACTATGGGTTTTGGTCTACTCATTAGTCTTATCCTCGATAATGTATTTATCTTGGATAACAGCGCACTTTACTTAAAACCCCCACCGTCCATGCCAATCTGTATTGGTGAAACTGTTTCAGTGGGGGCAGTTTGTCTACTTATTTCTGAAATTTGAGCCAATAATGCAAATATTTCAGCATGCAGATTACGTGCGTCCACTGCAGACAATACCAAATCACGTTGGCGAGTTTGATTCATAATACGAACTTTGTCGTTGAACATTTTCAGTGGTAAAGTTAAACATGGTTCAGACATGGTTGATTTTCCTGTAATTCTTGTTCACTGTGAAATGGCCCTAGATATTGATATCGTTTGATAGTAATCAACTTTGGGCAGAATGATTGTATCCATGTATCGTTTTGAAAAATCCAATAATGTCCTGCACAAAAAAAACACTTGCTTTTAATAGTTTTGGTATAAATTGGAATGCGTTGCTGTAGATCAAATACTGCATTATATGCTCGACCCTGAATTGGAAAACCATGTACCTCAGGCAGATGCGTATTTTTAAATTCAGATTTCGCAATCTGAATATTGTATTTGTTTTTAAGCATTTTAAAACTAGCAAACATTTCTCGTTTAGAGCCGAATACCAACGCTACGCCACCTTCATCTACCGCTTGAATAGTAGCAACTTTTTGTCCGCTGTCCTCCAAGATCCAAAATTTATTTTTGACCACTGGTTTAGCTATTAATACGCTCATCGAATCATCTCCATACTTAGAATCTGTGCGATACCCTCATTAAATGGTTCTTCTTGCCCTAGCACATAAGTCACACAATGATCTGTGCCATGGGGATTATATCGCATAACTTGTAGCACAGTGCCACCACGAGCAGGTATCACATTTAAACGATACCCTTGTTCTACGTCAGAGATATTATTAGGTTTTTTTACCCCAACAAGTTGATTCTTATCTTCGATTAAATGCTGGTTTTCCGAAGCCCAGCGGCATTTTCTAATAAACCAACGATCAAACCATTTCATAATTTTCTCTCCCATATTAATTGACTCATGCTGATTCTCGAATACGAACAGATTCAGGATATTCTGCACACAGAAAATCCACGTAGTTTTGTGCTTGGTCGCTGATACGATTCAACGAATACTTGCCGCAGAACTTGAGGAATTTGGTGCCTACTTGACTGATATTCTTGGACACTGAGTTCTCAGCAATAGTTTCCGTTATCCACGCACGCACATGCTCAGGCTGAGCAGTCAAGTCTACCAGCACACGATTGCGTTCATAATCGTCTAACACACGATGTTCCATGCCATCGTGATCGACCCAGCGTTGCAGCATCAGATTATTCCAAGCCCACCCACGACTAGTTCTATCTGCATACGCTTCTTGTAATCCTACTTTGTTTTTCGAACCTTTGGTACGGACCCCAGGGTAAGCGCTGAAAACATTATCTGACGAATCGCCGCGAATGCATTTTTCGAATAGGATCCATTGGGGGTCTGGAATCTTTTTAGGTTCTTTAGTTTTTTTATCTTGCACTGGGGCACCTTTTTTGTCAAAGATGCCTTCGATTGTGTGGAGTTCATCGGTAATTCCGTTATATTGCTTGACATTTTTTGCTAATAGTTGATGGAAATCAGTGTCACTGCTGACAATAATATGTTGATCGTTTGGATGAGCTTGAATCCAACCAGCAATCAAATCATCTGCTTCTAGTGATTCGTGACGTAAACAAGTACAGTTGCTTTTTTCTTGCAGAAAAGTTTTTAGATCATCCAGTGACTGCCAGAACATTTTGTCTTCGACCTGTTCTGGCTCGGTGAGTGCAGCACGGGCTGCAGCACGATTCTTTTTATACGGCTTATAGAAGTCTTTTCGCCAGCTGCGTCCTTCAAGGCAAATCACTACATGATCGGCACGCTGTTCTCGCCAAACTTTGGCGATACTATTCAGCGTTACATGTATAGCAAATGCTGTTTTTTCTTCAGCATTTTGCGAACGGTTTGCTGAAAATCTAGCACGGAAAAATGTGTTTGTGAGATCGACAAGTAAGTATTTCATGGCGCTATGTTATAACAGCGCCATGAATCTGTCAAGAGTTTTTACGACCAATTTTGTGTAACGTAGAATTCTTCAGCATATCCATCACGCAGCCAGTAGCGATTGCGTTCTAGGTTGATGATTTCTCCAATAAAATTAGTGTTTATTTCCAGACTTACTGAATTTTGAGGTACGCCATTGAATCCACTGCGACATTCATGATTCACACTGTAGAAAGACTTGCTGACCTTGGCAATGGTAGTTAGATACTTTTTCAGCGCGTCATTTGGCATTTCTGGCATGCTGTCGGTGTTATAGACTAAATCAACCATTTCATCACTATCGTAGAATTGTTCTGGCGTGAGGAACTTAATGGGTGCATCATGCGTTTCAAACGGCAGTCTGACATTCTGTTTTCCAATATTAGTGCCAAGTTGGAAAGCTTGGGCTACTGAAACAGCTGGTAGATCTATCAATGTAATATCACGAAAACCCAACTGATAAAGCCAATAAGCTACATATCCCACACCTCCGCCTATTTCCACAATCTTAGAATCTGTAGTGAATTTGCTGTTGATCTTTAATGCAACATACAATGCTGAGATATCACGATCGGTCATGATGCCATACGGTGTATCCATGCCCCAAATACCACCTTGCCAACGAGGTGCGTGGAAATCAGGAATAGTGGTAGCTAGCTTTTGTGCTAGACCTGTTACCAAGTCATTTACTGGCAGCACCACTGGACTAAATCCTTGCTCGCGATTTTGAATACCAATCACACCCATGTACTCACACACTCCCAGCAGAGTGTCATAGTGACGCAGTAATCGATATTTTGCTACATCAGAATCTTTCTTGATTGGCACAGTGTCCCAAACACCTTGACTGATACCATTCATAATAGGACTTTGATAAAGATTATTAAGAGTATCAAATGCAGACTGCAAATTATTGTTGCGAAGCTGTTCAAGAAAAACTTGGTGATCTTGTTGCAGATGTTTCCACATGTGCATTGGTTCATTTGGGTCTGGCTGTTCTAGATTGCTTAATTCAATGATGTAATCACGGAGTCTTTGCATGAAATCATGGTCATATGTTTGGTCGTTTGCTCCCCACTTGCCAACAGGCGAAGTAGGTGTTTGGTAACCAGCTGGATTGAAATCTACATAGTCTATGTCGCGACTGAGGAAAATACGAACGTCATTGTTCGCATCTACCTGCTTTCTTAAAATTTGAGTCATATATTTCCTTATTTAATGTTATTAGGACACGCTAGTCTTGCCGTTGCCCATGTCTTCATACCCTACTTTACGCAGGGTAGCATAATTGGCTTCCCATTGTTCATAATTTTCAGCCAATACATTTCGGCAAATATCCCTGAACCATAAATCTACCATATCATTATCAGTCTTGCCTTTGTACCCTGCACGAACTAAATTGGTGATGAATTTGTCATTCCAGTCTAGTTCAAACGCGCCATTGCCAATATTGTCTGGATCCAGTTCGACATTAAGAATTGCTACATATGGTTCACCTTTTTCGGTAGCAATTTCTTTGGCAGTCTTTTTAGGTTTTGCTACAGGCTTTGGTGTTTCTGTCGGTTTAGAGACAGGTTTCTGTTTTTTAAAAATGTCAAATAATGCCATATTATGTACCCCATGCATTGCGGAAAAGAGGAATTTGTAAACGATCACTATAACGAAGCCCATGCTGCATGGCTAGTTCTGCCACTCGACGATTATTTAACGAATACACAGATTCAGTTCCTCCCACTGGCATTAAATACACAGGTCCATGAAATCCTGCATCGCGATATATATCAATCGTTCTCAATGCTTCACCTGCGTCTTCTTCGGTGGCAATTACAAACTTCAAATATGTATAGCCTACTTTTGCATATTCACGTACAATTTGAGGCTTGATAGCATCCTCCGAAGATTCTCCACTGCAACTCAGTTTAGGACTCACACTAAATGTGACTTCTTCCCAATCCCAAATATTTAATGCACTGATCAAGTCTTTACTTAGTTTTTGAGTTCCATTTGTCTCAAAAGTAATTTCTTGAACATTTCGCATTTTTTCGTGCATCAATAAATCAGGATAACACCGCTGCCACCCAAGTAGTGGTTCGCCGCCAGTGATGACTAGATGTTCATCTCGCCATTCACCATGTGGCAGCAGTGTCATGATCTGTTCTACGATCTGTTCTGAATCCATTATAGGACTCATATGCTTGAAGTTAGGATGCCAACTGGCATAACTATCGCAACCAGTGGATACCAAAGGTAGATCTCGATAGTCTGCATACTTGTTGGCATCAA